GCTGATTTGTTTTGGTGTCAGCACAACAAAGTGAATGACATGTCTGGTAAGTTCCAGTTGAACTTATGCAACTTGTCTGATGCTGCTGTTGAAGCACTGGAAGAGATGGGCATCAGTGTTCAGACTGGTGAAGAGAAGAAGGCTGACATGGGCAGGTACATCACCTGCAAATCAGAGAAGCCTATCCGTGTCTTTGATACAGACAATGATGAAATCACTGAAGCCATTGGTAATGGTAGCAAGGGTAAAGCCTTGGTGTCTTATTATTCTTGGACATACAAGAACAAGAAAGGTGTTAGCCCTTCATTGAAGAAGCTGGTTGTCACTGACTTGGTTGAATATGCTGCAGCAAGTGGCATCAGTGCAGACGATGAGGATGTATTATGAACTTTAATATCACACTAACATTAGACCAACTTAACTTGGTGTTGGCTGCTTTGTCTAAGCTTCCTTTTGAAACTGTTACAGATACTATTGCTGTTATTAAACAGCAGGGTACAGAGCAATTGAAAGCTTTTGAGGCAGCTAAAGCTACTGAAGAACAAGTAGTGCAGTAATGAAAGCACTATTCGATAGCGACATATTCGCTTATCGGGCAGCATCCGCATGTGAGGACGAAGACGAAGCAACGGCACAGCGAACACTGGATCGTTTAATTGTTGATGTCCTTATGTGTGGTGTTGATAACATATATCCTGATTGCTTCGTGGATAGTTGGAGCATGCACCTAACAGGTAAGAACAACTTCCGATACAAGATAGCCACCACTGTACCCTACAAAGGTAACAGAGTTGACAAGCCTAAGCCAAAGCATCTAGCTTTCCTTAGAGACTATCTAGTAAAAGAATGGGGTGCTTCTATCTCTGAAGGTGAAGAAGCTGATGACACCATTGCCATTGAAGCTACAAAGCTTGGTGACAATTGTGTCATTGTGTCTTTAGACAAAGACTTAGATCAGATTGTTGGTTGGCATTACAACTTTGTTAAACATCTAGGCTACTACATTAAACCAGAGGAAGCTCTGGTCAAGCTGTATACGCAGATGATTACTGGTGATGCTGCTGATAACATCAAAGGATTGTTCCGTGTTGGTCCAGTAAAAGCAGCCAAGATAATTGGGGACACAACAAATGAACTTGAGCTGTACAACAAAGTGTTGGAAGCTTATGAGGGTAATGCTGAGCGTGTGTTAGAGAATGCTCAGCTTCTTTTTCTACGAAGATATGAAGGACAGATATGGACTCCTCCACAAGCTTAAAGCCAAATGACATTGCACTAATCCTCCGTCCTACTATTGTGGATGGGGTGTATCAAAAGCACTTTCAAGTGTTAGTCAGTGGCTTTGGTCCACTCACTATCAGTGAAGACGATGTGAATAATCTGATTGGTATGGCTACCATATTGGCAGCAACTGTACAGTATATGGAAGAAGATGAGGAGCTTGCTAATAAGCTTGTTGAGTATTGCGGTAAGATGTTTGCCGATGTTGGTGACTTCTTTTACAACGCAGACCATGACAGCTTTGGTGATGGAAGCTTCACCATTAACACTAAGACAGTTGGAGGCATCCAATGAATGTAGATGATACATTAATACAGCGAGGCGTTAGGTATGGCAACTACAAAGAAGATGTCTCTAGGGTTTCACAAGCTCTGAAAGAAACTGTTAGGTCTGGTGCTGAATGGAAAGAGATGGATGATGATATGAAGGAAAGCCTTGATCTCATCTGTAACAAAATCTCTCGCATTGTTAATGGTGATCCTTGGTATCATGACTCATGGCATGACATCATTGGCTATGCTAGACTGGTAGAAGAAAGATTGGAACGATTATGATTGCTGTTGACATCCACTTAAAGGTTTTCTTTAAACCTCAAGACCTACCCAATGTCTATCTAAATGAAGAAGTGCTGAGTGAAGCCATCACTGAAAACTTAACTGCTTCGTTGGAACGAATGGATGCACAGGAAGTGCTCTTTTCTTTCATAGATATTGAAGGACTAGAATGAAAGTTAATTCTGTAACCATTAGAGAAGCAAGCAATGGCTTTGTTGTTGAGCATGTAGCTGAATCTGAGTATGACAAGTTTCTCTCTGAGTTTGTTGCTCTAGATATTGACGAAGCTTTAGCAATTGCTAGGGATTTATTTGTGCATTACGATGCTGCTGACATGTCGCATTTAGTAGATACACCAATTGGTAGATAAGAAAAGAAATGGTGGCGAGTGGACTGACTCTAGGTTCAGAAGCTTCGTCACCTCTGCCCTTCGTGCTGCGTCTAGGCGTTGGCCTCCTAAGTACAAGGCTCTTAAAGAAGCCTTCGTGGGTAGGAAGACTAACAAGAAGACAGGCAAGTTGGCGATGCATTACAAGTGTGCTAAATGTAAGAAGCATTTTGTTGCAGCAGATGTGCAGGTAGATCATGTGTTACCAGTGGTAGACCCTAAGGTGGGGTTTGTTAGTTGGGACATGTTCATTGACCGCATCTTCTGTGAGATAGAGAACTTGCAAGTGATGTGTAAGCCTTGTCACAAGGTGAAGACAGAGCTAGAGAAAGCAGAAAGGAAAAAGAAATGAATGTAATAATGTTAGAAGAACATGACGATGGTAGTGCCACTTATACATTTGATTTAACAAATGAAGAACGAGACATACTACTTAGCTTAGGTATAATGACAGCCATCAAGAATGGCATTCAAGAAGGGAAGAAATATGTCGGTAACACTGATCTGGGCTACACCCAATGCGGAACACCTGATAGCATACATGGCGAGGGTGAGCAACCCAGAGAATCAGGACAACCCTGAGACAGCACCTAAGCTGCTGAAGTATTTGATGGACAACAAACACTGGAGTCCATTTGAGATGGTGAATGTGTGCATGGAAATTACGACAACCCGTGACATTGCACGACAGATATTGCGACATCGTAGCTTTAGCTTCCAAGAATTCTCACAACGCTATGCCATTTCCTCACGCTATGAAACCAGTGAGGTGAGGCTACAGGATAATAAGAACAGACAGAACTCTATAGCCGTTCAGGACCGAGAATTAATGGCGGTATGGGATGAGCTACAGACAGATGTTTTGGTGGCTGCAAAGCGGTCCTATGAGGCTGCATTGGGCATGGGCATAGCCAAGGAGGTGGCACGAAAGGTGTTACCTGAGGGACTAACCACTAGCAGGATGTACATGAATGGTACATTGCGTAGTTGGATGCACTATGTTGATATCCGTTGCGACAATGCAACACAGAAAGAACATCGTGATGTAGCAGACCAATGTAAGGTAGTGCTAACAAACTTGTTTCCATCTCTATTTGCACCTAGCAAGTAGAAGTCAACTGAGGTATAACTACCTTTCCTTTCGGGAGCTTTTGCTCCCATTTTTTTCACCACAACAAAGGTATTTATATGACAAAGTATAAGGTCAACATTGACCTGTCTCGGGACAGCTTGTTCGATGAACTAGGCATCCAGAGATTGAGAGAGAGTTACATGAAGGATGAAGAGGCTAGTCCTCAAGAAAGATTTGCTTATGTTTCGGAATCGTTTGCGTCAAGTCAAGAGCATGCTCAGCGATTGTATGACTACAGTAGTAAGCATTGGCTTAGCTACTCTACACCTATCCTATCTTTTGGTCGCTCTAAGCGTGGTTTCCCTATTAGCTGCTTCCTTAATTACATGGATGATAGTGCAGAAGGCTTGGTCGATAACCTATCAGAAACTAACTGGCTATCCATGTATGGTGGTGGTGTCGGGGTTCATGTTGGTATCCGCAATGGTGATGATAAGTCTACTGGTGTTATGCCCCACCTCAAAATCTATGATGCCAGTTCCTTGGCCTACCGCCAAGGCCGTACAAGGCGGGGTAGCTATGCTGCCTACCTAGACATTCACCATCCTGACATCATCCAGTTCTTGGAGATGCGTAAGCCTACAGGTGATCAGAATGTACGCACACTAAACCTGCATCACGGCATCAACATCACTGATGAATTCATGACCATCATTGAGAAGGCCATGAAAGACCCTGACTTTGATGACAGCTTTCAGCTAAAGAATCCTTCTAATGGTGAGGTGGTAGAGACAGTGTCTGCTAAATATCTGTGGCAGAAAATACTTGACCTACGCATGCAGACAGGTGAGCCGTACCTAGTGTTCATTGACACAGCTAACAAGGCTATGCCTAAGTGGTTGAGCGAGAAGGGCTTGAAGATTAATGGCAGCAACTTGTGTACAGAAATATTTCTACCGACTAACGAGAAACGAACAGCAGTGTGCTGCTTGTCTTCTCTCAACTTGGAATACTACGATGACTGGAAAGATGATAAGCAGTTCATCTTGGATGTTATGGAAATGCTAGACAATGTCTTGCAATACTTCATTGACAAAGCACCATCAACAATTGCTAGGGCTAAGTACAGTGCAATGATGGAGCGTAGCATTGGAGTGGGAGCACTAGGCTTCCATGCATTCTTACAAAAGAAAGGTGTAGCCATCGATGGTGTGATGGCTAAGAGCTATAACAATGAAATCTTTAAACACATTCATGCTTCGTGTTTACTTGCTGACTCTGTCTTGGAGCAGCAGCGTGGTAGTTGTATCGATGCTGGTCACGGTAATATTAATAGAAGGTTTAGTCATCATACTGCTATTGCCCCTAACGCTAGTAGCAGCCTTATCATGGGTAATACTAGCCCTTCAGTCGAGCCGTACAGAGCGAATGTATTTAGACAAGACACACTTAGTGGATCATTCGTCTATAAGAATAGGTTCTTGAAGGCACAACTTGCTGCACTGGGTATGGACGATGACGATGTGTGGGCATCCATCATCAGCAACGAAGGATCTGTACAGCACCTAGACATCTCTGATCAATTGAAGGAAGTGTTTAAGACTGCTATGGAGATTGATCAGCGTTGGTTGGTTGAGCTTGCATCAGACAGACAGAAATACATTGACCAAGGACAGAGCATTAACCTGTTCTTCCCTGCCAATGTATCCATTAAATATCTACATGCCATTCACTTCCTTGCTTGGAAGAGTGGACTGAAAAGCTTATACTATCTTCGTTCAGAGAAGGTGCGTAAGGCAGATAAGGTAGGTGCTCAGATTAAACGTCAGCGTATTGAAGACGATATTGATTTGAAGCAGGTGGCAGAAGGTGAAACTTGTTTAGCATGTGAGGGGTGAATATGAAATTCAGAAAGAAGCCTGTTGTTATTGAAGCAACACAATGGTTTAAGATTGGTGATCATCTTGCTGTTGAGAGACATGATAGAGATGATGGCTTTGGTCAAATCTATACACTTGAAGGTGTCCATACAGTTACTCCCGGTGATTGGATTATCACTGGTGTGCGAGGTGAACACTATCCATGCAAGCCTGACATCTTTGAATTAACTTATGAAGCGGTAGAATAATATGGTAAAAACTAAATTAGATATTACGCAAGAGCGTACAACATTCAAGCCCTTCAAATATCCTTGGGCTTATGATGCTTGGCTGCAGCATGAGCAGAGCCATTGGCTTCATACAGAAGTTCCTATGTCTGAGGATGTTAAAGACTACAAGAAGCTAAGCAAACATGAGCAAGAGTTTCTAACAAAGATCTTGCGCTTCTTTGTACAGGGTGACTTGGACATTGGCAGTGGTTATCATGACCACTACATCCCAGTGTTCAAGCAACCTGAGGTGAGGATGATGATGAGTGGCTTTGCAGGTAGGGAAGCCCTGCATGTAGCAGCCTATGCTCACCTCATTGAAACCTTGGGCTTACCTGAGTCTACATACAATGAGTTTCTCCAGTACAAAGAGATGGTGGAGAAGCATGACTACATTAACAATCTTAGTGCAGCACCAATGGCTGAGAAGATTGCAGCCATTTCTGCCTTCGGTGAGGGCATGCAGCTATTCTCTAGCTTTGTTATGTTGCTTAACTTTGCAAGGAATGGGAAGCTTAAAGGGTTGGGCCAAATCATTGCTTGGTCTATTGTGGACGAAACTCAACATGCTGAAGGCATGATTAAGGTCTATCGTGAATATGTTAAGCACAACAAAGATGAGAGCACTTCGGATCGCATCAAGGAAATTGCAGATCAAATGGTGGGTCTGGAGGATCAGTTTGTGGATCTGGCTTTTTCAATGGTCGAGGTTGAGAAGCTTACGAAAGAAGAAGTGAAGCAATACATTCGCTACATTGCAGATCGTAGGCTCATCTCTATGGGAATGAAGGGCATCTATAAGATCAAGAAGAACCCTCTGCCGTGGGTAGATGGTATGCTTGGTGTTAGCCACACCAACTTCTTTGAGCAGCGTGTAACAGACTACAGCAAGGGTGCTACCACTGGTACTTGGGATGATGTATGGGGTAAAGCAGCATGATTGTTGTAGAACTAAGACAGGGCATTGGACTTGATATTGAGTTTAACGAAACCATCTGCCACATCATTGATGATGGTGGACCACAGGATAAATTGTTTTCTTATAGTGGTATACTAATCAAGTTGCCTTTTCTTAGTATCTACATTGGTGAGTTTGAAGAGATTGGTGAACTCATTAAAGGCGATAAACCTACAGGGGAATAACATGCAAGTCAAGTCTGAACGATCTGCACCATTGCGTATTCAATTTGAACAGGGCTATAAAGCTTTCAGGCATGGATGGTTGGTCAATCAATAT